TGAGGTTTGCTTAGGCAATTCAATTGATAAGAACCCAACGATTCTTTCTTACGGATATCGTAGGGAATATCTAACGATTTACATTCTTCAATTAATCGTTTAGCGTGATCACTATAATAGGTTGTACCTTCTATGTCACTATAGAAACTTATCAACTTTGTTTTCATAATATAAATCCAATTTTAACCTTTACCGATGTGATATTTTGGAATCAATTCCCAGTCATCTTTATCTTTGTGTGAAATGATCTTAATCTGTTTGATGTTCGCTTTGGGTTCATCTTCTTCAATTGGATCTATCACATTCAACAATCCCCACTCTTCTAAAAGACTCACGATTGTGTTTCTTCTTCCGACATCATTATCCGAAATGTTGGACTCTAATCCATCCAACTCAAACAACTCCTTGAAGTGCATAATAGCGTATCTTCCCCTCTTATGCAGTATATGACATGATTGGTATAATTTATTTTCTTTTCGGGAAGATACGCCTATGCGTGTCAATGTTTCTTTAATTTTGAGAAAATCTTCTTGCGTTTTGAGACTTATCTCTACGCCAAGACTCTCGAATATATCATTCTCTTCGTTCATAATGAAATTCCTACTTATTACATCATATGTATCGTTTTTCCTACTTTACACCACCACCAGAGAGATTTTCTCTCATCTCTTGTATATTTTCCTTGGTGAGCAACCCCATCACATCTTTTGTTTTTGTGTTTGAATAGTTGTAGTATTCTTTGACAATCTCAAAATCATCACTCAATTCATTCTTCAGCCACTTGCTATATCGTTTTCTCTTCCTGATTGCATTCAGATAATAGTCAAACTGAATCTTCTTATCTGTTTGTGGAAACTGATTCATCTGGTTTGCATGAATAACAGTATCCACAAAATAAGACAAACACCTATTCACCACGAACGGAACATACTTCTTCTCTACTTGCTCATCCTCGGTGTCCATCAAAGACTCTTTGGTATAGTTAATGGCAGACAGATAATCAGTTAATTTCACTTCACCACCGCTATTACATGTTCTCTCCTGATAATATCATACTCTTTATGAATACCGATACGAGATCTTGCATCATAAACAATAACATCCCCCTCTTCATATGATACCTCTGGAATATCTCCATTAGATATTGGAAGTCCATGTCCCATTGAAATTATCTTTGCTTCACAAAAAGAACCATCTATAGAGTCTTTCATTTTATAGATAATTCCGCCGGTGGACACCTTTTCTTCTTCGTAATCAATCTTCTCAAGGATCAGATGATCACCTTCTGCTGTCATTTTGTTCATTTGAATTCACATCCCATCATTAATTCTACTATACACGCGACTAAGTTAATTTCCTGATCTGCTACGAATGCAGACTTGTATTGATATTCGGCTAAAATCAAAACTGCTTGTGGAATAGAAGATGGTGTGATATAATCATATAGACCATCGTAAACTTTCCTAAACAACTCTGAGGGAGCATTATCTAAATTCTCCACTGCCCACTTTCTTGCATTGGTGAAGTCTTTCGTCTTCATGTGACTCACCAAATCCTTAATATGTATCTCTCCAATTTGAGTCAAGATACCAGTATCGATTTCCCCCGCAATAGAATACCGCTGTAACTCGTTCAGCACCCTCCTGAAATCCGGGAAGTGCTTCATGATCAACTCTACGAGAACTCTTTCCTCATAGGGGATTCCTTCGTTATCTAAAACATACTTCACCCTGTCCATGAACTGAGATGCTAACTTTGGTTTCTCTTTCTTCGGAACAGAGAAGTTAACCGTTGTGCATCTTGAGTGTAGTGGTTCAATGATACGATTCTTGAAGTTACATGTGAGGATAAATCGGCAGTTGTTGCTGAACTCCTCAATGAAACCACGCAGTGCGGGTTGGGTTGACTGTGCGTTTGAATAATCAAATTCGTCCAAGATTACTATCTTCTTACCACCAGACAACGAAACCGTACTAGCAAAACTACGAATCTTTGTTCGGAGTGTGTCAATATTTCCATCTTCCGAACAGTTGATCATGATATAATCTGTGTCAAGTTCGTTGCATAGTGCCTTTGCAATGGTAGTCTTACCACACCCTGCTCCGCCAGAAAGAAGGAGATTTTGCACCTCTCCAGAATCCACCATCTGGTTGAAGGTGTTTTTGATTGATTCTGGGAGAATACAATCGTCTATAATTTGTGGACGGTATTTCTCGCACCAGAGATATTCTGTTTGTTCTTTTGTTTTCATGTTGTTCTATCGGGTTTGATCATATGGTGTGTGGACAAACTCAACTGTCTTGTGGAAATTCTTATCGTTCACTAACATATCATCCATCAGTCCTTCAAAATTATACTCTGGTTTCCAAGAAAGTCTATCTCTAATTTTAGAAGAATCCCCTTTTAGATCATGAAGTTCTTCTGGTCGTAGAAACTTCTTGTCTAACGTGACATGATCTTTATATTCTAAACCAATTCGGCTAAACACATAGTCACAACAATCTCGGACAGTATGTGACACACCAGTAGCACACACATAATCATCTGCTTCGTCTTGTTGTAGCATCATCCACATCGCTTTTACATAGTCCTTTGCATGTCCCCAGTCTCTGCTTGCATCTAAATTCCCCAATGCAAGTTCAGTCGCTTCGCCTATTTTGATTGCAATTGCACCTTGAACTATTTTGCTCGTCACGAAGTTAGATCCCCTACGAGGCGACTCATGGTTGAACAGAATACCGTTGCTAATGTGCATACCATAGGACTCCCGGTAATTCCTACCGATGTTGAACGCAAATACCTTTGCGCACCCATAAGGGCTCACAGGACGCATTGATGTTGTCTCTCGCTGATACCCATCACGATCAATGCAGTTTCCGAACATCTCAGAAGAAGATGCTTGATATATTTTTGCATTAGGACACACAATCCGGCACGCTTCAAACATATTCAACACACCAACCGCGACTGCTTGTGCTGTATAGACTGGAACATCAAAACTAATTCGGACATGAGACTGTGCTGCAAGATTGTAAACTTCATCTGGTTGAACCTTCTCAAGAATGTGGATCAACGAAGATAAGTCTGTCATGTCGCCATAATATAATTTCAATTGATCATAGCAACTATCTAAACGAGCAGTTTGATTTTCTGCTACCGAATTTCTTTTGAGAATACCATGAACCTCATATCCCTTCTCCAAAAGAAACTCCGCGAGATACGAACCATCCTGTCCGTTGATGCCTGTAATTAGTGCCTTCTTCATTTTCGTGCATCCTCATAGTTCTCAACGAACCAATCTATTGATTTTTTTAACCCCAATTCAAGTGGAACAAACTTGTAATCTGGTAAGAGTGCTTTTAGCGTCATATTATTTGATGGTTTTCGGAACTGGCCATCCATCTTTTGGTTGTATGTGATGTTCCCCTCGAAACCCATCTTCCATGCTATCTCTTGTGCAACGACAGAAATGCAAACTTCCTCATCTGGTGAAACAATCAAAGGTTCAGCATCATTGTAATTCTCTAACACCCATTGTGTAATATACCCAACATCTTTAGAATATATGAACTCCCGATATGGTTTTCCTGTTCCCCATATTTCAAAATCTGTGTTGTTCTGTTTTGCTATATAACACTTATGAATTAAAGAGGGAATCACATGTCCAGAATCCAAATTATAATTATCATGTGGTCCGTATATGTTACAAGGGATTACAGTGACAAAGTTGCAACCGTACTGGTCCCGATATGCTCTGCTCTGGACCTCTAACATCCTCTTCGCATAAGCATATGCATAATTAGAGGGATGGGGTTCTCCAAGATGAATCTGACATGAAGTGAGTGGATAAATTACATCGTCTGGAAACACACAAGTTGATAAAAATGAAACAACCTTCTTTACACCTGCAATCCTCGCTGCTTCAAGAACGTTGGTGTTCATCATCATGTTTTCATAGTAGAACTCCCCAAGATGTTCCGAGTTGGCTTTGATACCACCAACCTTCGCAGCACAATGAACAATGGAGTCAATATGATTCACTCCAATGTATTCTATAATGGAATCTAACTCCATTATGTCTACTTCGTTTCTTGTTGGTTTGAATTTAGAATCTATAGAAGAACCAACAAGTCCTCTTCCACCAGTCACTAATGTATTCATTTATCACCCGTTGTAGTATGAATCGGATTCCAACGCAACCCAATATGTAAGGTTATCGTTTACTTTTTTGAATTGACTAATCACTTTATCAGTAATGCTAATTTCATAATCACCGGGAAGCATTTTAAAATTATCTGCTTTGAAGTAGAAAATAAAATCATGATCCCCATGCGGTAATTGGCCAAGTCCCACTGAATAATTATTTGTTGTGGAATCATTTTTGTCTAATGCCACAATCTCCATTTCATTCCCATTGGAACGAATAGCAATATCCGAAACCTGAAGAACCGATGCTGCTCTCAAAACATCATTGAATGTTTCCTGACTCAAAGAACACTCTACCACAGAATCAGGCATTTTGATTTCTTTGTTTACAGTAGTTAAAAGTCTTGGTTCTGAGTAATAATACAATACCTCAGACTTCTTATTTGTGTCACGGATAATGACATATTTCTCATGGAATTCAAACTCCGGATTATCAAACAAGGAAATTGTGCCCAGAAATTTATTCAAATCCCAGATTCCAAATTCAATATCAAATGTTTCTTCCACGGTTGCTTCGCCCATAACATTTTTTATAGGCGAAACTGTCCGAAGGTTGTTCCCAGGCTTCACCAAAATGTTAGAGTTGATAGAAGCAAAATTCTTAAGAACATCGAGTGTTCTCTTAGAGAGAACCAACGCAGTATCAGTTGTCATAATAAAATCTCCATAGTAAAAATGTATTATACTCCCACATTAAAGAGAGTAAACATCTATCTTTCTAAATTGTCCATATAATCTTCATGATCAATATTACCATCAACCATACCCTTTAGGTTATGCTTCCCTATTATTCTTTCTTTCCTTCGTTTATCACGCCTGGCTCCCTTACCTCTAATATCTTGGTAATCTTCCCATTCGTTATAGTTTCTTTTGTTTTTGTTCTTTTTTTGCTTAGCCACCTTTTAAAACTCCTCTATGTGGTCCATTAAATTTTTTAACTTATACTGTATAAAATAATTCAATATGTTCTTTCGTTGTCCCGTTGGTTCTTTATTAAATTCCTCTAGGATCATATCCCGAATTTCCTGTGGTATCATTTGAAAGTCAATCAATACCTGATTCCGTTTCCAATTATCCGTAGCAGTCCATTCACTTAGTTCCTCTTTCATTTTTGAAATTCGTTTTTCCCCACATGGTTTTTGTCTCTTTTCTTTGTCAATAAAAACATCATCATCAGATAATATATTTGGAATTCCATCCGAGGAATCTCCACCAAGAATATGATCAATGAGGAAATTTTCTGGTTTTTCGCAAACTAAAAATTTCTTCTTGATCGGACTGAATTGTTTTACGCTTGGAAATCTCTGTAACTGTTGGAAGTCTTTATCATTGGAAACTATCACAATGTTTTCTTGTGTGTGATATTTCTCACAGATAATAGCAATTATATCATCTGCTTCAACTGAACGAATTTTGATATTCTTGTATGGGAAGACTTCCGAGATTTCAGAATAGATGGTATCCATCACATTATGAACTTTATCCCAATCCATACTTGATTTCTTTTGTGCTTTAGAACGATTGGATTTATAGTATGGATATATGTCCTTCCTCCAATACCTTCCACCATCGTTGCATATTACTAATTCACCATACTTATCGGAAAATTTAGATCTGTACATTCGATATGTGTTTAATATAAGATGACGAATCAAATCTTCATTAATTTCTGGATCTTGTTTTAGAGCCTGAAATAAACTTGCAATCACCAATTGATTATTATCAAGTAAAATAATAACAAAGCCTCAAATCTACACTTCTATCCATTGTTCTGTGTCTTTGTCTTTTATGTAAAGGAATAACAATCCCGAACTACTATCGAACCAGAAATCACCTTCATTTGAGATTTCTGGTTGAGTTTCAGAATTTGTGAAATTATATCCAGATGATGTTCCGTAGTCTTCCCAACCAGCATCTGATCCGTGTCTAGGATCAAACCCTCTAGTTGTTTTTTTTGCAATGTAAAGTTTACCTTTCTTTGAAACAACATCCCCCTGCCGGTATACCCTAACGCTACCATCTAGGTTTCTTACGTTGTGTTCACCTGAAAAGTTTTTAATACTGTTTGTCATTTGGAAGCGTTTCTTTTCTTTTTTCCATCTTCCACTGCATTATGAAATTTCCTCAAATGAACGTTCGCATGACTTCTCATCCATTTTCGATCATCTTTATTTGTGTTTGACTGATACCAAAATGGTTTATTGATGATGAATTCATATTTTGATTCTTTGTCCCAGAATATCTGAATTCTTAATTCTATCCCTCGTAAAAATATTGGATAATCATTTTTTGGTGCAAGTTTATATACGCGAACAGATAATCTTGGACTAATAATTTCAAGTCCCATCTTTAGATATTTCTCATAAGACATGGTTGCCTTGGAATTAATCCCACTTGACCAATTGATTTCTTTTTCTAGTTTCATTTTCTAATTCTATGTAGCAACTAACACATCTTCAATAATTTCACACACCGTATTAAGCAAATGATTACACGCTTCATATGGATCCATATTCGCTGCTGGTCTTCTGTCTTCTAGATATCCCATCTTCAGTCCGTTTAGTGGAATTCTTACAGAAACCGTTCGATCTGATTCACTCCAAGTAAATTCATCAATAGATGATGTTTCGTGTTTACCCGTTAATCTCTTCTCGTTTCCCTCACCATAATGGGAAATGGCATCCTTGTGATGTTCCTCCATAGAAGAACACAAAATATTCATCAATGCAGGATCTGGATTTTTTCTTGTTTCCTTTGTAGAAAAGTTGATATGTGCGCCAGAACCATTCCAATCACCAGTTATTGGTTTCGGATCAAAGGAAATTGACAAATTCAACTTTTCTGACATTTTATGTAGAACGTATCTAGACAACCAAAGATTATCGGCTGCAAACAAAGCAGGTGCAGGCTGTAATTGGTATTCCCATTGAGAAAGCATAACCTCTGCATTCGTTCCTGCTATGGGAATTCTCATTGAATTGCACATCATTGCATGTTCGGTACTCAAGTCTCTTAGTTTTACATTACATCCACCCACACCACAATAATAATTACCCTGTGGTTCTGGTTGATTGTCCTCATAACTATCCCAACCAACGGGGAGTTTTGTGTTTTCGTCAAAAACAACATACTCCTGTTCAATTCCAAAGAACATACCATGTTCTTTGTTCTTCTCTGAAGATTCTTCTAGAAGGGCTCTTGTGTTTGATTCATGCGGTGTCATGTCTGGATTTAATACTTCACAGAGAACATAATAACTAGCAGTATTTTCTGATGTTCTTTCCATTACATTGGGAATTATCCTTACTGGACGAATAATTAAATCACTATCCTCCGCATCTGCTTGATTTGTGCTAGAACCATCAAATGTGCTTGTTGGTATTTTTGATAAGATGTCATTTTCGTTTCTAACGCCTGTCATATTCATGACGTTAAACAACGTTTTACTTCTCATTTGTTTTGGTGAATTTCCATCCAACCAAATATACTCCAATTTTGCATGTACAATCTGATTGGTTGGTTTGTCGTCTTGTCCTTGTTTTTTTCTAGGTGGGGGAGCAGGCATCTCTTCACCCTTCGCCCACTTTTCTAAAACATCCTTCTCCCTAAAACCACAAGCCATGTTTCCTGTTCCCGCATCAATGAATAACGGAGTACCACACTGAACGTTGTACTTTGCCTGTACTTCTTTTGCTTTTTTGCTATCATCTGCGTTTCTGATATCAAGAGTTGTTATCTTATAACCATCCTTCACTAGTTCTTCTACAACTGGATCGGCTTTCTTACACCAACCACAACCGGGATTCATGATATAAAGAAGTTCACTCTTTCCGCATTTACAATTCTTTTTTCCACACTTACATGCCATTTTTGTTTTCCTTTATGGTTTCCAGAATACGAAAACTGGTTCGTATTTTAAATATTTATCATCAACTTGACAGAAATTTTTACATTTAGGTTTTCCATCTTCACCCACTCTATTTTGTCCTGGCATTCCTTCCAGTCCCATCTTCAACTTGTACTTATATACCATACCAAATGATTCCAAAATGTCAATACTATCTTGCTCTATTGGTAGATATTTTCCGCTAACTAAAACATCTGCCACATTCCATAACAAAAATCTTCCAGACTTTAAATACTTTGCACATGTTTCTAACGTGGGTGCTAAGAACCCGTGGCGCCATGAGTCGTATGATGATCCGAATTTCTTATATGACTGGTTCTCGTCCTCACTGTATGCCTCTCTATTAAAATACGGCGGGGAGGTAAATATGAGATCCAACTTTCCTTTGTACTTTTTAAAGTCTGGGTTGATGTGGATGACTTCTGATCCTTCTTGGAATATCTCGTAAGTATTCGTTTCGGAAAAGAATGGATTTCCTCTATAAGTTTTGGTATTGTAAAAATCTGCAACAGAAGCATACTTACTGTAACTCCCGCCATCGATAAAATTATCAGGATTAGGGTCAGTCCCCACATAGTGAATCCTACGATCATCCCGAACACCCATAGCGCCAAGTATACGACCACCCCACCCAGCAGACGGGTCATAGATGTTAATGACTTCTTGATCTTTGATGTCTTCCGTGAATCGTTCATATAAATACTTCGCTGTCATTGGGGGGAAGTTTACTGCGGGTTGGATATATCCAATCCTGAATGACTTAAAACCAGCAGGGAAAACCTTTCTTCCCTTCTTATATATTCGGATTGCATACACCTTATCATCAGGCATATCGTTAATGTCAAACGTGGAGTGGTGTCGGTAAGACATTTTGTCTCTCCACTTCTCTACCTGTTCTTTGGTTAATTGTAAAACATCATCCTGCTCAAGTTGAAAATAACCGGAGTTTGCACCCTCACGAATCTTAATCTGTTCAAGAAGGAAATCCTGTCCCTGAAAAATTGACGGATTATCAAAGAATGTTTCCATCCATTCGTCACCGCTACCAACATCAACAACCGAATATTTCTTATCATGTTTGATCGCAGACAATGCATGAGTATAAAACGAATCACGACGAAGATGACGCATCGCACCCTTCACTACCTGATCCAACCGATTGTCGTCTGCAACCAAGTCATAGATTGAGTATCCGTTGTCCTTCTCCGTATAGTTGATTCTTGTCATAAACATATTAGAGAACCACTGATCAACCTCAACTGCTAATCGAGACTTGTTGATAATCACATCGTCTGGTGTGTCGGACAACTCATCACTGTGTGTAAACCTATGAACGGGATACTCTGCAATCTTGTTGAATGTATCAACTATGTCTGATTCGTTCTTACCAGTTCTTGGGGGACAACCATATGTGTCCCATGCATCCTTAACTGCTATACGCATTTCAATAACCCACACACGAAACTCATCTGGAGTCATTTCAAGTAAGTCTTCAAAGTTACAATTCACATGTGAAAATATCACATGATCATTACGCTCATAGTATGGTTTGGTTTGTGTCATCATTTTATTCTACTAAAGTTATTCTTCTTCTCAAATACAATATGGTTCTGGAACTTGTCCGTCATGGAATCAGACTTGTGACTTATTACAAATATATTAGCACGGCTTCCGAAGGTTGTCAAGAGTTTTAGGAACTCTTCTGTACCAACACCATCTAGGCTCGAATCAAATACCTCATCAAGAATCAGCAAGTTGCAGTTGACGCTGTTCTTCATTCGTGCTATCTCGCGCCACGCCAAGAGTAAAGATAGATCGATCCTTAGTCTCTCTCCCTCGCTGAAACTATAGTAGGTGAACTCGTCACGATGTCGGCTTTTAATTGTCTCGTTGAAATTTTCATCTAGATTAAACTGGCAAAAGAAATCCATCGACTTGAGATTCTTGTTGATTAATTTGTTCATAATTGGCAGATAGTGTTTGATGATCTTTGCTTTAATACCATTGTCCTTCAACAAACTATTTGCAATCTCGTAATAGTGCCTATCTTCTATTAGTTCTTTTCTCTTCTCGACCTGATGCTTTCCTTCACCAATTAGTTGGTTCATCTCATCCTTGGTTTCCTGAACATCATCGCCTTCATTCTGTACCGCTTCGATTTGTTTCTGAACTTTAGTGATATATTGATTGGAGGCGCTCACTTCGCTTTGCTTTGTGCTGATCTTGTTTTCTATGTTCCGTATAGTATCCAAGACAGCATTAATGTCACCCGATCTCTTCTCATGATGTTCAATCTTCTTTAATATTTCGTCTATACCATTCTCTATCTCTACACGCTCTTCATCTTTTTCTTTTACCATACACTCTTTATGGTGTTCATGAATGTCTTGTTTGCATAACGAGCATGTATCATTATCTTCGTAAAATTTCACACTCTTCTCTATGTTCTTAATTTTGATTTTGAGTTGTTGCTCTATACTTTCCATCTTCAGTAGGCTTTTTGGGATTATATCTTTATCTGTTACCTGTTTAAGTAAACTCTCGACGTTACTTTGCATCTTTGCAATGTCGTGATTGGTTTCTTGTATTTTATCTTGAGTCTCTTCAATATCTTTTTTATAACTTTCTATAGAACTAGATGATTTTTTCAAAAGTGTTTTTATCGTTTTCTCTTTTTCTTCCACTTTACTCTTGACGATTTCAATTTTGTGGTCAATATCCCGGACATACTCTTTTGTTATTTGTAGTCGTGCTTTGACTAATGTGTTCATCACCGAGAACACATCAATATCTAATAGATTCTCTACAACTGCTCTACGGTCTGCTGCTGTGAGTTGCATGAACGGAATGTAATTAGACGAACCAAGAATAACCACCTGACAAAACGATTTGTATGTCATTTTGAGAATTTGTTCTTCTAGAATCTTCTGATAGTCTTTAGACTTAGAATCCTGTGGGAGTAAGTTACCGTTCTTATATACTTCAAACTTCTTTGGTTTGAGAGAACGGAACACCCGATACTCATCCTTACCGATGGTGAATTCAATCTCCACTTCACAATTCTTATCGTTGATTGAGTTGGGTAACTGTGGAATGTTGATCCCACGAAACGATTTACCAAACAAAGAGAACGTCAATGCATCTAGAATCGTTGACTTACCTGCACCATTCTCACCTGAAATGAGAGTATTGTTGTGTCTAGTGAGGTCTAGTGTTGTCTTGTAATTTCCAGTTGAAAGGAAGTTCTTCCAAGAGAGGGTAGTAAAATGAATCATATACTTAGGCTCTCCATATAAAGATCCTTGATAATTTTCTTCATCTTAGCCTTATCCTTCACTTCCTCAAGATTATCTACCTCGCTGTTGATAAGAGTCACTGTATCTTGGGCTAGATCAAGAATTTTCTCATCATCATCAGAAATATCCAATGCTTCCTCTACGGTAGTAATCTTAGCAACTCCTGCATCATACATTTTATCAATGAACCGATCAAAAGAATATGGATGATCTTTGTGTTCCACTATCACCCGAACGTAGGTATCTTTAAGGTGCTTGAAGTCGGAATTATCATCCAGTGTTCCATCTTCATCATTGTATTTTAATTCAACAAACATCTTAAATGGGTTTACAATAAACTCAACCTCTCGGGTTTCCGTATCTAGAACATGAAACCCCTTAGTTTCATTCAAATCGGAAAATGTAATCTGATATTGCGTTCCCATGTACAGGATATTATCTCTCTCCTGGCGACAGTGGAAGTGTCCTGAAAGGACTTTCTCATACCTTTTGAATAAATTAGGGTCCATACCCCCCTTATATTCAATTCCACGCATAACATGATAACCATCAAGTTCTAGATGTCCTATGAGGATAGGTGCGTTTGCAGTCTTGATAAATTTAATGGATTGTTCGTAGTTCTCTTTATTCACCCACGGTAGAAGTGCGATATCTAGTCCATCAAAATTAACTACCTGTGGCTCATCATATATTGTCATATCGTTATAGAATAACTCTTGAAGAGAATTCACTCTGTTTGTATTTCTATAATAGACATCGTGGTTTCCAAGAATGCAATGCATCTCTATTCTACTATCTTGCATTCTAGATATAAACCTATCACGCACCTGATTGAGAATGTTGAAGTTTACATACTTACGACGGTCCATGAAATCACCTGCATGGATTATGGTAGTAATACCATGCTCTTCCATATATGGAAAAAAGACCTTATCAAAGAAGGACATGAAGTAATCTAGGAATATCTGGGAGTCGCCACGGGCTGACCAATGGGTGTCATTCAGCAGTGCTATCTTCACTCTTATCATCCTCTAAAAATACATCAAGATTCTTTTTTGTTTTCTTCTTTTTCTTAGGCTCAAATTTCTTAATATCATTATCTGATAATTGGAAATGTTTAGACAACACATCCTTCACTTCATTGTTATCTTTTGTTTTCTCGAAATAATTCTCTCTGAACCATTTATTGATAGAAGAGTCTGTTGCATTCTCTAAAAGTTTATACTTGATGTAATTCTGTTTCTTTTCTTTTTCTATTCGTCTAAGAAATGCATAGTAAATAATTTGAGTAAAATATGAAAAGGGATTCTTAGATTTCTCTGGATTGAAATTGTGAGCATACATCAAACAATTTTCAATCCCATCTCCCACCATTTCTTCTCTATATGGATAGTTAATGAAG